GCAGAAATTTCAAGTTCATCATTATCAATACTAGTCAGTCCAAAAGATGTTTTAAAGTTAACCCTATCACCTACAAAAATATTAAGTATTGAATTTACAACGATATCAAAAGTTCCTGCTGCAGCAACCGTTGAAGTATTTCCAGTTTCAACATTAACTCTAGTAGTTTCAGTATTCTTACTAACAATTCTTGAATTTACTAACTCATTAGAATGAATTACAAAATCTCCAACAATAAAATTATCAATAGGTTCTTTAGTATGGATAATGTTCTTACTAATATCATCAAATTGATAGTTAGGAGTTGTACCTAATGATCCATCTGCATCTGATCTTTGATATAAAAGACCAATAAATTGTCTACCAACCGTATTGTCTGCTCCGACATATCTTTGAGGTGGTTCAAAGAAGTTAATTTTTCTAATACCACTTGTAACAGTTTCATACACAATATTTGGAGTTTGTACTACACCAGCAATTTCAATAAAATAATCTTCAGGTTTGATGACAAGACCTGCAGGTATTATAAGTTGTCCATCATTAACTTTATAATCATATTTTGTATTTAATAAAACTGTTGACTGTTCTTCTAATGAAACTCCCAGAGGATCAATAATTATGATTAAAGTATCATAAGTAAATCCATAATTAAATATTAAATTATTGTTACTTAAATCAATATCATAATCGGAAGTTGTGATTACAATACCATCGACAAATACAAAATAACTATGCTTACTTGTACTTCCGCTAGGTTTGTTTGCTAAAACAATGGGAGTGCCACCAACAACAGTTCCTGTAGTAAATTCATTTTTTAAGTATCCAGAGAGATATCTCACTGAAAGTTCACTTCCGATAGGAAGGACTTCACCAAATGTGATTGTTGGTGATCCACCGCCAGCAGAAATACTAAAGTTAGCGTTTTCTTGTAAAGCACCATCAACAAAACACATATAGTTATCTTCATCGATAGAGGCAAAAATACCTGCTGGGAATGGAGAACTATCGTATTCAGTAAGATCAAAAGTATCAGTTGCAGCAACTGTAGTTTGTGCCATACAATAAACTACCGTGTCATCATTAACTTGCCTATATCGCATAACCTCACTAGGCAATAACTCACCAGCATCCCTACTTGAAGAGAATCTAATGGTCTTATCAGCATCGGTAACAATCCAAGAAGAACCATAAGTTTGAATAATGTTGTCAAGAATGACTACCATTTGATCAACATCATAATCAGCAATGAATACATCATTACCATCAACATCTACTGGTTTATTTGGATTTATTACTTTTAATTCAAAAGCAGTATCAACTCCATTAAATTGATCTGAAATATCATTAAAAGCGGCAACAACTGATTTATCAATTTCTTTTACATCAGTTAACAATCTATTTTTGACTTGAACTTCATCAAATCCAACATTTTTTGTTACAAGATAATTATATTTTGTTCGGAATGATACAACTTCATTAACGTTAGTTTCAACTTTTACAATTGAAGTAAGACCACTTCTATTACCAACATTATTAGTAATAGAAGTTCTTGCAAATAAATTATATCCTGTTGGATGTGCTGCTTTTTGATATCCTTCTTTCCATTGTGTGTATGGAATTTCAGTTCCAATTTCATATGCAAATTTCTGATATCTGTAACTATCTTGCAATCTTAATGCACTAGAACTTAAGAATGATTTAGTATCTAAAAATTTCTTAGGCGTTTGAATAATAGGTTCTACGTTAGTTAAAGCACTAATACCAAAAGCATTTTCAACGATACCAAAAGCACCAGAATCAGATCCTCTAATTTCGTCATTTATGCCAATCAGATAGTTGTAATTTTCAATTCTTAAAATAGAACTACCTTTTTGCCAACCTTTATTTGTAGTTACATAACCAATTTGCAATGGGTTATTATTAACTGTTACTTTCTCACCAGTAATAAATTCAGATTTGGATACAATGGCAGTAATTGATGCTTTCCTAGTTAAAGAAATAAGTTCATATCTAGATGGATTTGCTCCATTAGGTAAAGTAATCTGTGTCATAGGATTGACATCAGGAGTACCATTTGCTACTGGTTGCTCTCTACATGAAACTGTGGTACTATTAATTTTTGCGTAAAAGTTAATAGCACTATCTACAAAATACTCTACCCCATTGGTTTCGTAATATGCTCTAAATTTGAAAATGTCATCTTCAAGTATATACTGATTAAATGCAAATTTGAAGGAAATATCTCCATTTGAAGTCACTTTAGCATAATAATATTTTTCAACATCAATTAAAGGAGCACTATTATATCTAATGCCAGGGAAGATTAATTCTGAAGTAAAAATGCGTCCATTTTTTACTGTACATTCAACAACAGCATGATTTACATTATTATCTGATAATCCACCACCACTTAATACAACTCTAGGAGAAAATAGATATTGCTCTCCAGCATCATCAACTCTAAGAGAAGATACAACAAAATTGTTTTTAATTTTTAAAATTCTTGGAAAAATAACAGATGGTTTTTGAGTCGGGTCTGGACTATATCCATATCCCGAAGATACTGCTTTAATTTTATTAATTTTACCGATACTATCGGATACAGGTTCTAGAATAGCACCCTCACCAGAAACTGTATTAATAGAAGAAATTATAGGAGATGTAGTATAATTAAATCCACCCGATGTTAATGTTGCAGTATTGATACCTCCAGATGCTGTTATTGATCGTGTGATATACCTAATAGTGTTAGATGTGTAATTAAAGGTATTATCAGGAAGAGGATCTTCGGTAGCATAAACTTCAAAATAAGAAGTGTTTGAAGATACAACTGTATATTCACCATTAATTGGTTCTGAGATTGTATTTACAATATAATCTTTATAATCAGAAGGAGTAGATACACTACTAATTCTCATAATATATTCGGTTAAATCTGAATCATCTGGATATATTGAGAACTTTGTAATGTTTCCACTTACAATAGTTTTTTTGATATTAACATCAAAATATTTTCTACCAATTACAGTTGTTTGAGTAACAGTATCATAAGATGGTCCATAAAAATCAATAGAAATAGCATTAGAATTTGGATTACTTACAGTAAACGTATAGATAGATTTTTCATAAAAATCTAATTGATTAATTGAAGCACTCAATCCAGATCCAGTATTAATTTCAAATTGTTTTGGATTAGTAGCAGTATTATACTTAACACCAAATTCATTTGTTTTTTCTAATGCAGCATCAATTTTAACAAAATCATTCTGAACTAAAGAATTATTAGCACTATTAATTTTTGCAAGAATTCTATTTTGATCATACTTAACTACTTTTCCACTAATAAATCTTAATCTATTAACTGCAGTTCTTGGATAATGAGTTACAGAACCACTTGAGAAAAGACCTCTCTTTAAAGTTAATGTATGTCTATAAGTAGATGCTAAAATATTTACATTAATGAACGATTGACTAGGACTATCGTAGACAGCATTGGTGCCAATTTGAACTTGAGGATTTGAAGATATGTTTGATAGTCGAGTAAACGTCAAATCTATAACTTCACCACCACCACCTAATTGAACAACATCTCCTGCTACTCCATTAAGATCTTGTAATACACCATCAAAGAACAAATAGAATGTTCCAGTATTACCACCACCACCAGAAACAATTTTGGTTGCAACTACTTCATCTTCTTTAACTGTGTTGATATTAACAATTTCAAATTTTTCATTAGTAATCTGTATAATATCTCCTACTGTAAAATTATCACTATCAAATACAGTAATATCTACAGCAATAGATACAGTAGTTCCATTAGGATAAAATTCTTGACTAGTATTGTTTACACCTCTAACTACAAGAATTGCATTCTCTGATGGAAAATTTTGAATAATTTTACAGAATTCAGATCCAATCTGAACATACTTACCAACTGCGAAATTTGCAATTGTTCCTGAACCTGGATTATAATTAGTTAATTCAAGATATCCAGTAACACTATCTACATCATTAATTAAGTCAGCACTATACTCTAAGTTATCAATTGCTGGAGAACCAATCGCTAATCCAGATATTTCAGTTTCTACATCGGCATCAATTGTTAATGAAGTATCAAAAATTACAGTACCTCTTGTAATTGGACCGTTGACAACATTATCAAGATAAATTGTTTTTAATTTTTGATCTACAACATGTACTGTTGCACTGTATCCCTCTGAAGTTTCAATAGTAGAACTTAGATTAAATGGGACATTTTCATCATCATACTCTAAGTAATCAAAAGTATCTTTAGAAACACTTTGTATTGTTTGACCCTTAATAGTACTGATATAACCAGCAGCACCAAATCCATCAGTTCCTGTATTGGAAAATTCTAGAACATCTCCAAGTTTATATCCAGCACCTGATGCAAGTACATCAATACTATCAACAGTAGCACTTGTAGAAGAAGGAATAGATTCTACAATAAAGTTACCAGTATCTGTTGGTTGATGATATGCATTACCATCTGGAGTTAAATATCTTCTAAGACCAGTTATACTTTCAATACTATTAACTTCTAGTTCGTTAAAAGAATTAAAAGTTTTTCCTTTAAATTTAGGTCCAATAAAGAAAGGAAATCCTAGTTTTTTATCATTACTATCTACAGTAATAAAATAAGCATAAACACCTTGTGGATATTCTGGGGTTACACAAAATCTGCCATTTTCACTATCCAATCCTTGAACATTAGGAACAAAATAATAATCTTCTTGAAAAGACCCCATCGGATAATTAGCACGTAATCCTGGAGAAGTATTACGTCTTCTTATAGAATTTGATGGTAAAGCGTTGGCATTAAATCTTAAATACCCTGATGATAATTTAATAATATCAGATGACCCATCAGTAGCAATTGAATGACCATATGGACCATATATTGGTGAACCATCTAATGCCCATCCAATAATTGGAGAATGTTGTTGACCTACAGCAGGAGTATTTGTTAAATTGGGAATAACTCCATCAATTGATAGTTTTTTAGGAGATCCTATAATTGAAAATCTTTTTTCTGTTTTATTGTCAACAATAGCATCAGATAGTAAAAATGATCCATCAGATGAGTTGTAATCAGAATTATTATTAGAATCCCAATTATTAAGAAGATTCCAACGTTGAACATTTACCTGAAGAATCTCACCACTTCCTTCTTCAGTAATTACTAGTGTAGTAGTAAATGGATTGTAATTAAGACCAGGATTAGTAATTACAAAATTGGTTACTATTCCTTGTGCAGAATTAAACTCTGAAACAACTTGAGCACCGACTCCACCACCAGAACTGTCAACAACAGTTACTGTAGGAGCTGATTTATAAAATTGACCACCATTGACAAGATCTACATTAGTAATTTGTCCATTTTCAATTGTGAGCAAACCACTCGCACCACTCCCCTTAGAAATTTGATATTCTGGATCTAAAGTATATAAAGAACCAACATTATCTACATTTACTTTATAAATTGATCCAGATACAACAACTTCAACATCTACGGGAATTGTTGGAACAGTTTCGGAAACAACTTGAAATTGAGGTTGAGTTGTATACCCAGTACCTGGATCTAAAATTCTAATTTTAGAAATTTGTCCATTGACAACTAACGGTGAAAGAATTGCATCTCTAAAAGGAACATTAGGATCATTTGAACCTGATTTTGTTATAACGATTGCAGTATTTGCACTATACCCTTCTCCTCGGTTCTTAATATAGACATTAGTTACTGAACCATTAACACCCAATGAAATCTCAGCAGTGGTTCCTACTGGATCTGATGGATCGATAATATTTCCATTAGCATCTGTTAATTTAGTAGGTCCGTCTAATACGACTGTAGGT